GTATACCTAGTTCCGCCATGTCCGCATATAAGATTATTCACACAAATCATCATATAAAAGAGTATACTTCCTATGAGTGCTGGTGTCAAGAGAAAAGATTCTCCAAAATACTTTTGCTAACATTATTCTGTCCCATCTGTTAGGTTATATGCTAAAGTGTATCTAAACTTTTTTTCTGGAGTAGTATGAAAAGAATGAAAGGTCTCATCACTTCGCACGAAAACTAAAGCTCTGTTAGGTTTCCATTCTACTTTTTTATTAGGTTCATGATAGTTTTGATCTTTTGTTTTGTAAAGCCATGTTCCAACATTCTGTTCACTTAAAAATACTGTAGTACTCATCATTTTCCACGGTCCATCTGGATGTATTTTAAATCTATAATTGTTTGCTTGTATTTGTATAGCAAATTTAAACCCTTTTGGATATTCGCTACCATTTTTAAAAGTATTATATAATTCGTTAACGTATTTATCATGATTTTCAGTAAAAAATTTATGCAAATTTTCATAACATTCTGTTAACTCAGGAAATTGTTTACTATACTCTATAAATAATTTATCCTCTAAAGAATTTATAGATTTTGAATTTTTATTTTGATCTTGCACCCATGCCATATGGGATTTAGAAGTATTGTAGGTTTGTTTAAATAATAATGTAAACTTACCTTGCTGCTCTAATAGTTCTTTAAATATATGGTCGGGAAAAAAATTATCTACTATCGCATGTTCCCACGGATCATTATAATATTTAATATCCATATTCTTCCTCTTAGTTAGAAAGACCCAGAGAATGTATATATTCCCCGGGCCCTAAAAGTAAACTTATTATAGACTATGATTTAGGACTTGTCAAGTGTAAAGTTGTTCCTCTAAATCTTTTATTGATCTGCCCAGATAATCTCGTTTCAATTTCATTTGCCTTACCAAAGTATCTCTCCCTTGTTTAATTAGTTTTCTTTCATAATGTTCAAGTTCACGATAATCTTTTTTCAAACGGTCGATTTGAGAAACGAGCATATAATGCATTCCTTAGAAAGTTAATAGGTCATAACAAACTAGTCAGGGGGCATGATACTTGGGAAAGCCTCCTTGACTAAAGCAGATGAAATTCCCTTGAAAGGTTTTTTATCTTTCATCTGCAATACGACTAGAGCATCTTTAGGATGGACAGCTTCTAGAAGAGAAACAAACATAGTCTCACGTTTCAGTGCACCAAGGTCATCTGCTCTCTTACCAACAAAGTACTGCATCTCTCTAGCCTTCCTCAAGAGGCTTGAGGGGGCATTGTGGGGGTCACAGGCAGTATAAGGGGGAATACCCTCTGGAAGCTTTAGCTGGACAGCAGGGTTGTAGCATCCTTGGAGAATAGTTCTTAGTCCAAAGGACTCATATTTTCTGAGAATAGAAATCTTGTCTGCCTTTTTCTTAGCAGCACCCACTTTCTCTAAAACTTCAAAAATATCTAATTTAATTTCATTAGCCATCATTTTTCCTCAAATGTTTCGCATTTATCCGACACTGGATATATTCATTAAAGTAATCATCCTTTAGAAGTACATCATATTCAAATTGATATTTGGCTTCATAGTAGGAGCATTCACCTTTAGTCTTACAAAATCTCAAGATTTCTCTGTAGTATTTATCACCACCGACTTCTTCAACTTGCTCTTGAAGTGCTTTGTTTGATCCATAATATTTTTTCCAATCGGATTCTTTGGTGACATACTTTGTTTTGGTTCCACCTGTTTTGGTCTTTACCTTGGTTTTCCTGCGGTTCCAGAGCAGTTTTTTACCAATGTACTTCTGATTAGTGTCTAGGTTTTGTATCCTGTATACTATCCCTACAAACTCTTCTGGTGCCGTTTCAGGGTCATACTCGGCAAACTGATAGTACCACCCTGTATAATGATCAGACATAAAATAACCCCAGTCAATTTATCAACTGAGGTTACTTATATTAGTCACAAAGACATCCTGCATCATATTCTGAAATCTCATCATCCGTAACTTCAGAACCACAATATGGACAATGATTAGGTGGTTCATCATAGACTAGATGTACCACACTCTCTACTTCGCAGGTATCACAGATGATACGATATTTCATCGTTCTTCTACTTTCGATGCAAGAATAGCATCTGCCCATCTTTCATTATAAGACATAGCATTTTCAAAGGCAAACTCTCTGCCTCTAATACGAGACAGGAACTGTCCAGCAACTTTACCCATCTTACTATTACCTACAACTTCTTTATTGTTCTTAGATGGAAAGGCATCTTCTCTATTAGAAGTTCCGATTAGATAAGCTCCTTTACCACCTTTAGGAACAATAAGCACAGAGTCTTGGTCATACTTTGCGCCAAGCATTTTCAAATCTTTTTCAAGATTACCTGTGTCTTTTAGGTCAACCACAAAGAATGATGGTTCTGTAACTTCTTTGGCATTGACAGTACCATATTGCTCAATATAGTTCCCATCAACAGAAGTTACACCATAACCTTTGTTTCTCAAATAACCTTTAAGTTCTCGGTTATTCTTCTTGTTTTCTTGCTTTGACCTATCGTCACGGAATGTGGTGATGGCCCCCGTAGTATGATCTTGAGTGTGTCTCCAAATTCTAGATAGACTGGATTCATTCATATCCATAGTTTTTCCTTTCTACTTAAAAGTCGATCTCGCATGCGCCTCCGCTACACGCAGCAGCACCAAGAGTATCAACATCAGTAAACTTCTTTTCTGACAATTCAGAAATCCATTCTACTTGAGTGTAAGACCGTTTAATCTTTTCCCACTTGTGAATCAGATATGCATCTTTCAAGCAGTATTCGGTTTTCTTCAAGTCACCTTCAAGGTATTTATGTGCGAATGCAGTATACCTACGCACCCAATCTTTCTTCAGTGTGTTCTTAGAGTTTTCAGCAGAGATATCTTCACCAAAGCCTTGTGCAGTCATACAAGCCATCCAAAGATCACTAAATGCTTGCAGACCATCTACAACAAGACCAGATGCTAATACAGAAGCCACTCCATATTTTTCAACCATTTTTTCAGCGTCGATAACTTCAGTATTCGGTGCCTGATTAAAATCCTTATCACCAGAAGTTGACAAGAAAGAAATACCAGCAAAATTATCCCGATTGCTATAAACATATCGTGCAACATCATCCCAATCCTCTACTAGAATAGTATTAGAAACGTTATGAGAAACTGTAGGGTCAACACAGAGTTCTGGATTCTTACCCGTATTTACCCAATGCTTTTGTGCTTTAGCAACCAATTCAAGATGATCTGTGCCGATCAATTTGTCTTTGAGAATAGAACCTTTCTTTGGTGTAATAGGAAAAGATACTACCCAATCGGTGCCACTAGCAGACCATACAGAATCTTCTACCATGTGTGGATTAGTTTTAGCAATGAGTTGTGCAACTTCAGATTCTTTATTTAATTGAATGTTGCGAATATATCTCTCAGAGTGTTCAGCGTGGATTCCACTTGCTGTTCCCAATAAGACTGAAGCATTCCCACTAGGTTTAACGCAAGTAGTCCGAGCAGCAGCATTAATACCGAGAAGACTAGCAATTCTAGCATTAGTCTCTTTAACAATCTTGGCACCTTTTTCCAGAATCTTTTCATCAAACAAAATCTCCGGGTTATTCATCCATCCTGTGATAGACACACCAAGAAGTGCTTCACGGTCAAAGATTTTCTTTGTAGTATCAGGAAGGAATTTGAAGTCTGTGTATCCTGCTTGTAGTGTACCAAGAATAGCAGCAGCCTCACAGGCTTTGTAGAATGACTCTTCATCTACACAAAGACCACCATTAATCTCAGTCAGGTTACATCCCTGCCAACCAGAAGTCTTTGTACCATCTTCTTCAATTGCTACAGGATACTTACCAATCTCTACACATGGGTTAGTGGTATGCTCAGTAGACTCTACAAATACAAATCCCGGTTCACCAAACTGCTTAATGCTTTCCATGATATTCATAAACTGTTCTTCTGTGGTTTCTTTACGAACAATCACAGCAGAGTTATTAGACCGAGCCCGTTGTGGATTATCTGTGAACCAGTTACCTGTCTTAGCATTCATCATTTCTGTATCATCAGGAGAGAACAGACAGATAGTAGCAGAACGTCTCACACCACCAGACAACACAGCATCAGCACAGTGCATGGCAATATCATAGACGTGAATAGGACGGAGTTGTACAGGTTCTTTTGCATTCATTACAAGACCTTGAATAAGGTATTCAATGCGGTCTAGTGCCTGTCTCAGACCATCAGGACCGGGAGCCTTGAACCCACCAGAAATCTTTGCACCCTTTGGACGAATATTCGTCATATCAAAAAATACTCGACGACCTTCAAACTCAGGATGCACACCACCACCGACAAAGTAAGAGGACATAAGAACATCCAGAGCAGAAGCCCAACCTTCAATGCTATCTTCTACAACATAACCTTTTGCTTGCTTCTTACGGTCAGTTACCATAGGTAGTTTATTTACGTGATGATTCTGTACAGAGAAACCTGCACCTGCACCACAAAGCAGAATATAAAAATACTCACCAAAAAAAGCAGCACGATCTACATAGGAAGAAGTACAGTTATACATTTTCATCTGGTGCTTCAGCAACTGATCGCCACCAAACTGCAAAGCACGTTGCGCACCAAGAACACGCTTTTCTTTATAAGAGTTAGAGGCAGTTGCCATTTCATTGATAAGTTCAGTGGACATTCTATCTTTATAATAGTCTTTGTGCATTGCCATTACACGGTCAACAGATTCATCCCAACTTTCATACCTGTTTTCATCGTCAATGTATCTGGAATATGCTTCATAGAATTTTGTTTGGGACAAGAAATCCCTCATGTCTAGACTATTAGTTGTCATAGAACGCACCTCTTAATTTGTATGGATTTTTAAAAATAGTAATATACTTATACTATCTTATTTCTTGCACATTGTCAACTAAAAAAAATATATTTCCTGCTGTTGCAACCCTCTCAATACCAGAGACTGTATTGGGAAAAACTTGGTGCATAACTCTTGAATCAAAAACAATTAACATGTTTTTTTCAGGTTCTACATAAATATCTTCTTCTATAAAGTGCAAAATTCCTGATCCTTCAGGGGTTTTAATGTAAAAAATAAATGACATATCAGGTGGAGATTCCCCGTCAAGAATTTTTTGAGTTTCAGTTCCGTGGCTATGTGGAATAGCATGGTCACCATCTCTATAAATCAATCCCCAATGGTTGTCGTACACTATCTCTTTGTTTATTTTTTTTGAAATTTCTGACTCTAGTTTAAAGAATGATTTAAGTTCCGTTTTCCAGTCAGTCATATCAGCTTTTACATTTGAAGTTCTATAAACTTCATCACCTCTTTTTCTAATATCATCTTCTAATTTATGTAATAAATCATCATCAATATCTAAAAAAGTATATCTAATGTCATATTTTTCACTCAAAGATTTCCACATAATATCCCTATTTCAATTTTTCTACAGCCCTTGATCCAAACCAGAATGAAATGATAGCTGCAAAGATTGCCTGTGATTGCTCATCCCAGATAATATCCGAAATATCTGAAATGTTCTGACCACTACGCAAAGCTTCCATGACTAACACTGTTTTGTAAAATAAGAAGAAACCAAAGAAACAGTATGTGATGATTGGTCGCACACCTTTTTTAAGTCCTGCAAAGAACCCTGTTTCTTTTGAGATAGCAATATCATGTTCGATTAGACGTTTATGTTCTTCATGGTGAGCCATGTCTTGTAGGTGATCAAACTCAGCATCTTGCATCTGCATTTTGATTTCAGCAGATGCTTTCATCTTAGCAAGTTCATGCTTTTGTTCACGACCTTTATTAATTGTCTCCAAAATCTTTGGAGCAAAGGAAGTACCGAAACCTAGAACAGAACCAAGAAGTGCGAACATTTTTTATCTTTACGATTCTTTGAAGGTTTTGTTTTTGAGTGTGTATACAGTAACTCTCTTACTAGAGTCATCAATATCTACACTAAAA